TGTCGCGCTACGTCATTGAAGAGATGACAGAGGAAACATTCGAAACCGTGACATACAGCCTCGCTACCCCCGTTGACTGCGACAACGCCATCATCCCGGCCCGCACCATCCTTGCAGACGTTTGCCAGTGGATTTACCGGGGGCAGGGTTGTGGTTACTCAGGGCCACCAGTAGCTGACGAGAAAGACAGGCCCACTACTGACCCATCCAAAGACAAATGCTCAAAGCACACATCTGGCTGTCGCAAGCGATACCCCAAGCCTGCAGCAATGCCATATGGCGGCTTCCCTGGCTCTGCAAAGGTGTCGTGATGATAGAACAGGAATGCATTGCCTACGCCGCTACGTCCAATGATGAGGCGTGTGGCCTGATTCTGGACGGCAGAACATTGGTTAGATGCCGCAATATACACCCGGATCCAGGGGTCCACTTTCGAATAAGTGATGATGACTGGCTATCGGCTGAGGCGGCGGGAGAAATCACCGCCGTTTTTCATTCTCACCCCATACCAAAGTTGGTGCTGTCCGGCGCTGACAGACAGGCACAAGTGGCTACCGGGATTGATTGGTGGCTAGCCAGCGGTGGAACGCTTAGAAAATTCCGGCCTGTTCCTCACCTGCTGGGGCGTACCTTCAATCATGGCGTCATGGACTGCTACACGGTATTTCGCGATGCGTATCACCTCTGCGGAATCGACCTTCCTGATTTTGAGCGAACCAATGGTTGGTGGGTGCGCGAGGAGAATCTCTACCTGAAGAACATGGCCTCAAATGGTTTCAGCGAGGTGAGCATGGAAGAAGCTCAGCCGGGTGATGTGATTATACGGCGAGCGTTCGCAGAGTCCGATCCATGCCACGCGATGATTTACCTTGGCGATAACATCATTCTGCACCACGAATCCTCTGGCCGGCTAAGCCGCCGCGAACCATTACGACCTGCTTACCTGCGCCTGACACACTCAATATGGAGGCACGACCAATGCTCATCTTTAGATTTGCGGGGAATCTTCGAAGACATTTCCGCCAAATCGCTTTAAACGTCGATACGCCCTCACAGGGGCTGCGCCTTCTGCTAGCTCAGTGCCCGGCATTTAAGCGCGATTTTTACAGCCTGAGAATCAGAATGCGCGTAGATGGAAGTGACGTTTCTCAGGACACGCTGGCGTTTCACATGGACAGACATTTGAAAGACGGCGCGACCGTATTGTTTGTTCCGATTATAGAAGGTTCATTTGCTGCGGCTGGCTTCGTTGTATGGGCTCTTGTAGCCGTGACAGTAGCATCGGTTGCCTACTCCCTCTACATGACATCGCACATGAAGACGAAAACCTCAGCTGATGCAGCGCAGTCCGACTCAATAACCAACAACTCCTATACCAGCGTAGAGAACCGCATTGGGCAGGGCAGGCCCATTCCCCTCCTGCTGGGAGAGATGCTGGTTGGCTCAAATATCGGCTCACTCGGTATCGACACAACGAACAATAAAAACTGGAATATTTCCATAAGTTAAGGTGAATCATGGGCTCAGGTGGCGGCGGCGGTAGCACTCCTACTCTTATCAACGACAACCTCACTTCCAAGCAGTTTTATCGCGTACTCGACATCATATCTGAAGGGCCAATATACGGGCCGGTAGACCAGGAACACCTCTCATCGTTCCGCTTAAACAAAACGCCTGTGACGAATTCGGCAGGCGTGGTTAGCGTTCCCGGCGTAAGCGTGGCGTGGCGCCCTGGCTCAGCCAGTCAGTTGCCGATTAACGGCTTTCAGGCCATCGAAGCAACGTCTATCGTTAACACCGATGTGACACAGGCAATACCACTTGTTCGCACCATTACTGATGTGGACGTAACGCGGGTTCGTCTGAACCTTGGCGTTAAATCTCTGGTGCAGCAGGATGACAAGGGCAACCAGCAAAACACTTCGGTGACGATGGTCATCGAAACCAGAACTGGTAATGGAGCTTTCAACGTGGCGGCCACGGTGACCATCTCCGGTAAAATCTCTGGAGAATATCTGGAGGCGCATGTGATTGATGCACCGGAGACGAAGCCATTTGATATCAGGGTTCGTCGTATCACGCCGGACAGCACCACTGACCTGCTCAACAATGGCACCATCTGGAACAGCTATACAGAAATCACCGATGATAACCTGTCGTATCCCTTTACTGCTGTCTGCGGCGCCGTAATAGACCGCGATCAGTACACTGACACTCCTAATCGCACCTACCACCTGCGCGGACTTATTGTTGATGTGCCGGATAACTACAACCCGATTACTCGCGTATATACGGGCATCTGGACGGGTGGCTTCAAGTCAGCCTGGACTAATAACCCAGCATGGATTTTCCGTGCGTTGGTGAAAAACACTCGCTACGGTCTCGCGCGCCGTGCAGGTTACGTTGACGTTGATGACGGCAGTCTTTACGTGCTTTCGCAGTTTTGCGATCAGGAAGTTGATGATGGATATGGCGGCAAAGAACCTCGGTTTACGCTAAATGCATACATCACCGAGCAAAAGAGTGCGCGTGAACTTCTGGATGATATTGCCGGGATGTTTCGTGGCATAGCGCTGTGGGATGGCATGCGCTTCTCAATCATGATTGACCGACCGCAGGATCCGGTAGCTATAGTCACCAACGCCAACGTTGTCGATGGCCTGTTTACCTACAGCGCTATGAAGCGTTCAGAGCGCTATAACGCAGTGGTAGTTTCGTGGACCGACCCAAACAATGGGTGGGAGCAGGTAAAAGAGTACTACTCAGACGACGAACTGATTAGCCGCTACGAATATAACGAAACCACCATCGAAGCGTTTGGCTGCACATCGCGTGGTCAGGCGCTCAGAACGGCGAAGTGGCTGGTTGAGAGCGCTAAGCTCGAAAAGGACAAAGTTACATTCCGCATGGCGAGGGATGCCATTGCCTTCTTGCCTGGTGACATCATCGAACAGATTGACAACAACAGGGCAGCGACGCGACTTGGCGGAAGGATAGTTTCTCATGCCGGGCCAGTTATCACTGTAGATGCTGATGTTTCTGAGTTTGCCGGGACTGGCGACTCTATGTCGATTATGAATTCCTCCGGGAAGCTGGCGAAGTACGAGATTGCCAGCGTATCGGGCAGAGCAATCACACTGAAAGCCGCACCAGCATGGGTTAGAGATGGCGCTGTATTCGTCATTTCTACTGGAGAAGTTTCATCACGGCTCTGGCGCATCATGGGGATCTCTGAAGACGATAACAACTCGCTCTACAGCATCTCGGCAACCCTGCACAACCCAAACAAGCAGGCTATTGTGGATGATGGTGCGGTGTTTGAGGTGCCATCTGATACGGCAAATGGCTACCGCGTACCCAATGTTGAAAACCTGAAAATCATCAACACCAATAGCGAGACCGTGCAGGTTACTGCCACTTGGGAAACAGCCACGACGACAAAAAAGCTGGTGTTTGAGCTTTATGTCTACACCACTGAGGGGGCTGTTGTTGCTCAGTACGAAACCGACCAGTTCCGGTATGACTTTTACGGCCTCAACGCTGGAAATTACACACTGGGCGTGCGCGGGAGAAACGAGAATGGAATGAAGGGCGCTGAGACTCAGGTTAGCCTGGTGATTGGCGCGCCGTCCGCACCTACCTTCATTCAATGGACGCCTGGACTCTTCTCTGCTGACATTGTTCCGGTGATGAACGTTACAGCCACAACCGACACTTCTTTCGAGTTTTGGTACACGGGAGAAGTGCCAGCATCAAGCGCTGCCAGTATTGAGGCTCAGGCGCAGTTCCTTGGAAGGTCATCACAGTGGACACTGCATGGCCTGAAGGCTGACACCACGTATTATATGTACGTCAGGACAAAGAACGCCTTTGGTGTATCTGCCTTTGTCGAAGCATCAGGAAAAGCGTCATCTGACATTCCAGGGATGATTGACCTGATTGATGAGGGTATTCGTGACTCGGAAACCTTTCACCGACTAAGTAGTAATCTGGATACGAATATAGAGGGCATGCTTCAGAATGCGCTTAACCTCGATTCAAGCATCAACCACCAGTTTAAGCAGGTTGGCGAAGTAAGAGCTGACGTACTCACTATTCGCACCACCGTGGCAACTGTTAGTGAAGCCCTCGCTTCACTTGAAGACAACGTTCAGGCGCAAATAGGTGATTTGACCTCCACTGTAAACCAGAAAATGACCGCATCGGTCAAGGATGATGGAACGGCCACAGCGTTCTTTGACCTAGGACTTCAGATAGTCCGCAATGGGGTAGCATACAAGACAGGAATGTCGATGGGTATAGAGCCATCCGGTAACAGTTACAAGAGTGTTCTCGCATTCAGTGCCGACCAGATAGGCCTCTATACTGGCAGCACCGCAGGAAGCTATCAGCTGGTATTTGCAGCCATAAATGGCCAGGCATTCCTGCGCTCTGCACTTATTCAGGATCTATCTATCACGCGAGCTAAAATTGCCGACACACTGCAATCAGACAATTATGTACAGGGTCAGTCTGGATTGTTGTTGAATTTCAAAACGGGTGAAATAGTTAACTACGGCTCCGTGGCCGGGGAAGGCAAGATGAAGCAGGACAATAACACCATCAGCGTTGCTGACGGCAACGGGGTTCTTCGGGTCCAGATTGGTCGTATTACGGGGATATTTTAAGATGGCTGAATGGGGCATAGCTACTTGGGATGCTAATGGACTTGATAACAACACGGGGCTGGTTCGAGTTTTGGTACTGGGCACTGCAACCCTTTCAGACGGTCAGACCACAGGAACGTGGTCTTACACGGTACCTGCCGGGATGCGGATAGATTATCTTTTCCAAAACACTTCCGCTACAGGAACCACAAGCCGCCGACGTTTTACGGTTAGCGGCAACACCATATCTATCTCGGATGCAGGTTCAGATTACTCAGCTGGAACAGAGCCTCATTCGGCTGGGAGAGTGGTTTTTTACCTAAGGAAAAAATAATGGCGGAATACGGCGCTTACCTTACAGACCAGCAAGGCAACCCTTATTATATTCTTGATACATTGCCATTGTGCCTTGTCAGCAAGCAGACCTTCACGCGAACAGCCTCAAACGGCACCATCGATATTCATGACAATGACTCCACATTCAGGTTGGTTTTTTGTCGTAGCAACATCGGCGGGGTCAGTTTTTATTATGCGCTGAATTCCGTGACTGGTAAGTACGCCATTTATAGCTCTGGCCCGGGTACGTACACAATTGATATATATATCTTCGGATATCAATACCAGACTCCACCTAAATACGGATTGGCAATATGGGATTCTGCCGGGCGCTGCGTGATAACAAACGAGACGAAGGTTTTGAGAGGTGTTGAAGTTGTAGGAAATCAGGCAGATCCTAACGCATCAGGATACAACGCCAGCGCAACTTTATCTGGTGAATGGGCTGTAGCGCCAGATGTAATGGGATACTTTACTGGAGTTATCAATCAGGGCGGGCAGGTTTATCCAGTTAGAGCAGTAGCCTACACATCAGCATATATATCTGGTAGCAACACGGTGATAAAGTCTGAATTTGTAGGCGACTCAGGCAGCGGCGCAAGCAATGTGCAGTTTGTCAATCACAGAAACACAATAAAGGCAATAGACATCAGTCGCTATTAATTAGATCTATTCAATTGATTAGATTTGTTTTACATTAAAGAAGCTTGATATATTATCTAAAAAATAGCTTAAGGAGTTTTATCATGCTCAGGATTGGTGCTTTGCTTTCAATTTTTCTTGTGTCTGGATGCAGTGGTTTTCTTGAGAAACAAGAGCCTGTATGCCAAGGCACAGCCGTCATTTCTGGTCAGGAATCTATTGTACAGATTTATGGTGTGCGTCAGCAGGCAAATCAAACCCAGTACAAGGCCGGTTATCCTTTCAACTGGCAATGGGTAAGTAAGAATAACTTCACCCGAACAACATGTGATAAATAGCTCACAAAAACATCTTTGAACCCGGCCACCGTGCCGGGTTTTTTATTGCCCGGAGATAACTATGCCAGCAGGCACTATTGCGTTAACCAACAATTCTAAAACGGTCACAGGCAGTGGCACAGCGTTCACCACTGAACTAAAGGTCAATGACTTCGTTGTAGCCGTAGTCGGCGGCGTGACCTACACGCTGGGCGTTGCCGCCATCGCGTCGAATACCTCGCTGACC